CCACCTACCTTTACCTGATGTTTTGGTTTATACTTAATCAAGTTCAAATCCTTTGCGCAAGCTGCCCTCGCCACTTGGGTGATACGACTGCACCGTCACGCTAAATTTCCCCCACGTTGTCACCTTCGGCAGAGCACGCACAATCAATTTCATACCGTCTGCTATCGGCGTACGTAAGCCGTACACCGACATAAAGCAGCCCACGCTGCCATTCTCATCCTTCAGGTCGAAAAATACCCATTTGTTTTGATTTACCTTGAAACTCGCGACTTCACCTTCTATCTCAACAGCACTAAACGCCACCTCAAGCGACTGGTTGACAACCACTAAAAAGTCGCTAACGCTGAATCGCGGTGTCATGCGGTTTTCCGTATTTGATAAGTGCATGCTGGTAAAATATATACCCAAACAGAATCGTTCCCGCTAGCAAAATAACGCGCGTCAGCACAATGCCTGCGATCGCCGCATCTGAGCGCACGCCCGCCATGCTTAAGAAAAAAATCATAATCAGTTCATACACACCCGCACCGCCCGGCGTAAACGCAACGACGCTCGCAAGCGATGCTACGCCGTATCCAACCATCAAGATCGCCGGATTGATCGGCGTACCCAGCGCCAAAAACGCCAGGAAGAACATGCCTGCATCAAAGAGAGTGTAGACAACGCCCCACAAAAACGGCTTTGCGAGTAACCGCGGGCGATTCCACATATCCTGAAAATCACTTTGCATTTCGGCAAAAAACTGCTCAACATGCTCAAGCCTTAGCAATTTCCGTTTTTTACCAAGCGTCGCGAGCCGCACGGTACGATTTACGCAGCGTGTTATATTCGCTGCTGTCGCCCGCATACGAGGCTTCGACGAAAAAACATATACAATTCCAAATGTTAAAGCCACGACAACCAACACGAGCACGAAACTTGACGCCACAATATAGCGGTTCACATGACCGTCAAACGCCAAGAACACCACCGATAAAACCAGTAAGCAAACCAACGCCAAAAACCCCGTTACATAGCGCACGACCTGCGCGAATGTCGAACGAGACGTGCTAACGCCTAATTTGTGCATGCGCCATGTCGCGTACGAGATACCGCTCACGCCGCCTGACGGAAAAATGTGATTGACAAGATTAAGCTCAAGCGAAATCCGTGTTTGCTCAAACCGCGATACGTGATGGATATCGCGCTTATCGCGCAAATACGAAAAGATCATCTCGCCGCCTGAAAAATACACCACGATCTGAAACGGCACAAGCAATAATAGCAGCAACACATCCGCCTGCCCAAATAGCTCCCAGGCCTTTTGCAACTCGTGGCGAGACGCATAGACAATTATGCCTAGAACTGCCACTGTCACAATGCTCAAGATAGCACGCGGCGACCTCATTGCCCCTACGGTTTTTTTCGACGTCATCGTTCATCATTATACCACGAGCTATTCGGTGCACGGTGTATAATAACACTATGTTTATCGCGATATTAGGCCGCCAGCCAGCACTCGGCGCTACCGAGCTAGAACGTTTGTACGAAGTTAAACATCTTACTGTTCCTGGTATTGATGATACTGGAGCAAGTGGCAGTGGGACATTCGTCAACAGGTCGGAGAATCTAGCGGTTGCTTACGCAAGCGATCCTATGATTTTAAGATTAGAAAATCTCCAAAATGCTATCTCCCAATTACTAGAAAACCTAGAACCAGATGATAAAAAAATCTTCTATCTTCGTTGGGGAGAACATACTGGATACGACTGGATTCAAGTTTGGCACATCATGGAGAACGGAGAAACTGGGTACTTGTATAGACACAGCAAGCAGATTTACAGAAGGCGTGAAGTGATTCTCGATACACTTTCAAATTTGCTCTTTATGTAAAGTTGTCAAAAAAACATATAGAATTGACAAAAACAATGTGGTAAATTAGTATCATGAAGAATAGCAGAGAGGAAACCTCTGCTTTTTTTGTGCATTAAAAAGGAGGTGAGGATATGTGGTAGTTGTTGAACCAATCAGAAATAGAGATGATGTTCAGCTTATGATTGAATGGCTGACGTTGCATAGTGCAGTCAAAGAGTCAGATAGACAACGCAACCTCATGCTCTTCCTTTCTGGTGTTAATTTGGGATTTCGTATTGGTGATATCGTTAAACTGAAAGTAAAGCACGTTAAAGGCTGGCATGTCCAGATTGTCGATGAGAAGACAGACAAGCCAACCAAACGAAAGATGCCAAAAAAATTCAAGAATGCTATGAGGCAGTACATCAAAGACAAGAAAGATGAAGACTTCCTCTTTCCAAGTCGAAACGGAAAGCACCAGCACATAAAACCAAACACAGCTTACAAAATCATAAAGAAAGCTGCTGAAGAAGTTGGTTTAGAAAACATAGCTACTCACTCGATGAGAAAGACCTTTGGCTTATTCATGTACGAACAAACCAAAGATGTCGCTCTGATAATGGACCTACTGAACCACTCAAGCCAGAGTATTTCACTACGATACATAGGCAAAAATCAAGATTCACAAGATAGAGCCATGACTAAGTTTCAAGGCTTTTAATTTTTTTATTTTAATACCAATTCATTGTTTTGAGGTTATGATGATTTCATTTCACACATTCAAGATAAACGCCTGATAAATCTGAGTTAAAACTCATGTAGCGAATTCATTAGAATATGTAAAACAAGGAATTGAGAGAGTAAAATTAGAGAGGTTTACAAAAGTATGTTAGGTTTAATAAGAGAATTGATTTACAAGATACGAAGCAGAGATAACAGAGAATATTTTCCTGACTCTCAAACTAAAGAATCAATTATGCGATTCCAAAAAGCAGCTAAGCAAACCTTAATTAGTTCTGACGATTTTGCTAAACTCTTTTGGAAATCAAGAGGGTAATCTTTTGAAAATAGAAGTTGCAACTAGAGCAGGCCGAACAGAGTTTTATAATTCTGGTGAATGGAGAGAACTTCGAAAGCTTGCACTCGAACGTGATCACTCCGAATGTGTTTGGTGCAAAGACGAAGGCAAAGTCACGAGAGAGAACTTAGAGGTTGACCACATCAAGGAGCTGGAGTTCTATCCAGAGTTCGCTCTTGACTTAGACAATCTTAGAACTCTATGCAAAGAATGTCATAATAAACGTCACGGTCGTTTCCAATTTCGAAAATCCAAAAAAATGATTGAGAAAAATTTCAGAACAGATGAATTTTGGGGATGACAACACCCCCCGGTCAAAAAAATCCAGTGTTTTAAAGGTTTTGGGAACCGGTGGGAGGGGTTAACTGTCCAAATTTTTAACAAAAAATTAAAGGGGGTGGGGGGTAATGGAAGAATACTCAGAAAAAAATATAAAAGAATTAGAAAATCAGCTACTTTCTAAAATCGGCTATTTTAGTCCTAGAAAAAAGGATGCAATCCAGTATGAAAAAGTGAATCGTTATCTTTATCTCGTCAGACTGCTCTATGAGCTGAAAGCCAAACTTCATGAAGACGGATTGGTCATCACTGTTCACAACGGCCAACAAAGATTCCAAAAAGCGAATTCTCTCATCAAGGAAATCAACACAACCAGCAATCAGCTTTTGGCTATTGAGCGATCGTTTGATTTTGAAGTTGAAAATTCTCCTGTTGAAAAATCTACGTCTGGAAGTGATCTGTTATGATTTCTCATCCGTTGGTTGATGACTACATCAAAATGGCTGAGAGTGGAGAAATCGTCGTCAACAAAGAAAGAAAGTTGCTGTTTAAAATCATCAAAGAGAAAATCTATCCTCGCGATGATTTATATTTTGATAATGACCTGATTGAGAAATTCATTCGGTTTACGGAAAAGAACTTTTTTCCTCTAGCGAAATACCAGCTTTTCTTGACCCCGTTCATTTTTCTTTTTAGGAAAGAGGACGGGGAGCCACACTTCGACGAGTATCTATACACACTCGCTCGTGGGGGGGGTAAGAATGGTTTCATGTCTGCTAGGTCCTCGTTCTTTATCAGTCCTATCTACCCTATCAGAGATTATGACGTGACTATCACTGCTAACTCTGAGAAACAGGGTAAGGTTTCCTTTGAGGAGGTTTATGAGACTATCCAAAGGCGTGGTCTTGAGGACCATTTCTATCTAACTAAAATGTCTATTACAGGTCGAGCGAACAACTCGGTCTTTTCTTTTCGGACGAATAATCCGAAGACCATGGACTCGGCTCGAGATGGCTGTCTTGAGTTTGATGAGATTCACCAGTTTGAAGATGATAAGGCCGTGAAGGTTCAAAGGTCTGGTCTTGGAAAGATTGCTCATGCTCGGACTTTCTACAACGGTACGAATGGGTATGTGCGTGAGGGATTCTATGACAAGCTGATAGAGAAGTCTATGCAAATCTTGAATGGAGAGGTTGATGATTTTAGGCTATTCCCTTTCATCTGCAAGTTAGACAATGCGGATGAGGTGGATGACATGAAAAACTGGTCAAAGGCAAATCCGATGTTGGATGAAAGTACGCCTTATGCTAAAAGGTTGCTTGCTAGAACAAAGGCCGATTATGATGACCTTGTGTTGGAACCTTCTGGCCGTCAGGAGTTCATGACAAAACGGATGAATCTTCCCGAAGCGGACCTTGAGAAAGATGTGACCTCTCGAGATAAGTTAGTGGCTTGTCTACGGTCTCCTGGTATAGACTTGAAAGGTCGCTCATGTGTGGCTGGCTTTGACTATGCTAGCATTCGAGACTTTGCAAGCGTTGGTTTGCTATTTAAGAATGGTGATGAATTCATCTGGAAGCAACATTCATTTGCACGGAAATCATTTTTGAAAGTTTTCAAGCTAAAAGCGCCTATTGACGAATGGGCAGAAAAAGGCTTGTTTACAATCGTTGATGGTCCGAGTATTGATCCTCGGCTTTTGATTGCTAAGCTGGAAGAATGGAGAAATCTTTATCAGATTGAGCTTGTATGTGCCGATGGTTTTAGAATGGACTTGTTGAAGCCATTGCTAGAAGAGGCTGGGTTTGAATATGAGTTCTTGAGAAATCCTGGGGCTATCCAGTCTAAGGTTGCGCCAATCATCGAAGATGGATTCGCAAATGAGCGATTTATCTTTGAAAATGACAACTCTATGATTTGGTATACGGATAATACCTACGTTAAAGAGGACAAGGATGGCAACAAGCGTTTCTTGAAAAAAGAACCTGTCAGAAGAAAGACGGATGGTTTCCATGCTTTGATAGCTGCTCTCTACAAGCGTGAGCTGGTGCAAGAGTCAAATGTCGGGGAATTCCTAGATATGATTGATAGTTGGGAGTTTTAATTAAAAATAAATTTGGGTGGGTGGTCGGCAGAAACTAAAAGAAAGGAGGAAGTGCATTGGGGTTACTGAATTTATTTAAGCGTGAAGTGCCAGAGGTTGGTTTTGAGTTCGAGGATCTTGAGCGGATGTTTGGGAATCTCCAACTTAAAAGTTTAGCGATTG